GCGAAAACATAATGGAAAAACAAACGTAATTTTACATTTCAATAATTGGCGATCGTTTTGTTTGTTTTCCCGATCGTCGGTTTTTTTTGGTTGAGTGGACGGCGTGGTTGCCGTCCATTCTTTTTTGTAAAGAATAAACCGAATAAAAATATTAATTGGCTCAACATATTAAAAAAAAATTATGGGAAACGATTTTGAAAAATACAAACCAAAAGACGATTTCAAAAAATACGAATCATTAAATGATTATTTGTCCGAAGACAAAACAACGGATCAACCAAAAGAAAAATTCGACAAAGTAATTACATTAAAGGTGACAAAGGAAACACACGAAATGTGGAATCAATTGTGTGAAAATTGGGGTGACGTGTTGGGTTACGAAAACAAATCAAAAATATTTGAATTTGCAATCGTCGAAGCGTTGAACGTTCCGATCAGTTCGTTAGGCGGTTACAATTTTGAAGGGTGGGACATAGACGACAAATAAATGTTTTCTTTATTTTGTGAAACAATTTTGATTTCTTTTGTTACTTTTGTAAAAACATAAAAACAAATAAAATGTTACGAAATGGGACAATCTAAAAAAAAGGATCAGAAACGCACCGAAATAACAAAGGACACATTATTAAAACATTTGGAACAAAATATGGGAAACGTCACGTTGGCGTGTCATTTTGGGAAATGTAGTCGATCAACATTTTATCGATATTATAACGCGGACGACGAATTTAAAAAAGCCGTTGACGATATAACGGAAATCGCGATTGACATTTGCGAATCCGAATTGTGGAAACAAATAAAAGACGGCAACGTTCCGTGCATTTTATTTTATTTAAAAACAAAAGGAAAATCACGTGGATATGTTGAACGTCAAGAATTAACGGGACAAGACGGAAAACCGATTAATTGGAACGAAACAAAAACATACGCCACGAATGAAATTATCAGTCAAACAAACGATCGCGATTGATTATTTAGAAGACACCGACACAAACGTTATTTTATACGGCGGGGGTGCGGGTGGCGGAAAATCAATGTTGGGCGCATATTGGGTTTTAAAACAATGTTTGAAATATCCAAACACACGTTATGTGATTGGACGATCACGTTTAAAAAATTTGAAGGAAACAACGTTGCGATCATTGTTTGAAGTTTGTTCAATGCAAGGATTGACGGCGAATGTCGATTTCACTTATAATGAAACAAAATCGTTGATCACAATTCACCAAACCAAATCCGAAATTTTATTAAAAGATTTGTTCCATTATCCGTCCGATCCAAATTTTGATTCGTTGGGATCAATGGAAATCACGGGCGCGTTTATTGACGAAGCAACCGAAATAACAACGACGGCATATAATGTGATTCAATCACGAATGCGTTATAATTTAGACAAACACGGATTGACGCCCAAATTGTTAATGACGTGCAATCCGTCAAAGGGTTGGATTTATTCGGAGTTTTACAAAAAATTCAAAGACGGGACATTGGACGACAACAAACAATTCGTTCAATCATTAGTCACGGACAATCCCAACATTTCAAAACATTACATCAACCAATTACGACAATTGGACGTGTTATCACAAAAACGTTTGTTGTTTGGCGATTGGGAATATAGCGACGACGACACACAATTGTTTTCAATTGACGCGTTAAACGATATGTTTACAAATGAATATGTTTCGGGGGTTGGACAAAAATTCATTTCCGTTGACGTTGCGCGATATGGACGGGATCAATCGGTTGTTTGTTTGTGGCACGATTGGCGTTGTGAAGAAATCAAAACGTTTGACAAAAATTCAATTGACGAATTGGCAAACATCGTTGATCAGTTGGCAAAGAAACACAACGTCCAACGATCAAACATTGTCGCGGATTCGGACGGCGTGGGTGGTGGTTTTGTTGATATGTTAAAAGGTTGCAAATCTTTTGTCAATAATTCAAAAGCATTGGACAATGAAAATTTCAGAAACTTAAAAACACAATGTTATTATAAATTCGCGCAACGTGTTATGAATGGACAAATATACATCAACACAAATAATGGTGAATTGAAAAACAAAATCATTATGGAATTTGAAATGGTTAAACAACACGACATCGACAAAGACAACAAATTGTCAATCACACCAAAAGACAAAATCAAATCATTATTGGGACGATCGCCCGATTTGTCGGACGCGTTGATTATGCGATATTATTTCGAATTAAGTAAAACGAAAATTCTTTATTTTGGATAAACCAAAAATTGCGATGGACATATAAAACATTTTTTTAGTTTTGTAAATTATGGAAATAAAAACATTGAACAAAGAACACGGCAAAATTTTGAATGGATTTATTAATGACGTTGAACGTTTTATTTATATAATCACGGACGATCAAAATTTTTATAAATTCAAAAATTTTAAACCCGTTATTTCCAACGCAAAAGAATTACACAATAACATTGGGCGTGAATTAAAATCAATGAACATTGACGAATCGGAGTGGGTTTATATGTTTCCAAATTATATGTTGTTCGCGGGAATCGGTTTTGCGTCCGCAATAAAAAACAAAAACAATGAAAATTTAGTAAACGAACAAACCGAAATGTTATTCAATTCAATTCAAAACACAATTAATGAATTGGAACAAATGATTGATAAAAGAAAATTCAGACGTGAAAAAAGATTAAAAACCAAAAACCAAAAACAAACAAATGATTAATTTATTAGTTGGAAAAACAAAAACAAAAATCCCGAATTCGTGGGACGAAATCACGTTGGAAAAATATTCAAAGATTTACGAAATAATAAAAGAAAACGAATTTGAAGAACCAACACACGAAGACGGATTCAAAACGGATCAACAATTGAAAGTGATTGAATCACAACGCAATTTGAATAATTTAAAAGTCAACAAATTAGTGTTTCAAGAATTAACGGGTTTGACAAATGAAATCGTTAACAATTCGAATGCGGAAAAAATGTCAAACGTTTTAATGACAATGACAAATTTTTTAAATTCAAATATCACGGACAATGAAAAAATCGATGGTGAACAAAAAAGTTTCAAATACAAAAACAAAGAATATTTTTTTCCAAAATCTAAAATGACGGAATCAACGTTCGGTGATTTTATAGAAACGGCGCAATTGGATATGTTAACCGAAAAAAACAAGGCGGGAAAATTTGGAGTGATCGCGGAACAAATGGCGATTCTTTGTCGTGAAGTTGGCGAAGTTTATAACGAACAAAAGGTTTTGAAAAAATCAAAGTTGTTCAAAGGTTTGACAATGGACGTTGTTTGGAATTTCGTTTTTTTTTTGACGAAACAAACAAACATTTACAAGAAAAATTCCCGAACGTATTTAAAAGCGGAATCAGAAACGAAAACCGACACGCAACAAAAAATTGGGAAATTATGAAACCATATGGTTGGTTAAACACATTGTATGACGTTGCAAACACGGGGTTGTTTACAAAGCACCCAAACAACGCGATTGATTCAGTAAGGGCGGAAAATTTATTTGTCGTGTTCACTTATTTGTCGTGGAAGTCCGCACACAATGAATATGAATCCGAAGTTCGCAAAGCGGTTGACGCGGAATCAAGACAAAAGGCAAACGCAAAACGAAATAATAAAAGATAAAAAAATGAGTGCAATAACAAACACAAACCAAATTGTTGATCAAATGAAACAATATTGGATTTTTACAACAACATCGGGACAATTTTATTTTGGTTATCCGTCGGAAGTTGACAACATACACAACAAACAATTTCCGTTAATGGTTATGAACCCGCCACAAATGACATTGTCGGCGCAAAAATATAACACCAACATTGTTGATATGCAATCGAATTGGACATTTACAATTTATAACAATGTTCCGTCAACGTATAATGTGACGGACGATTTAAAAATATTGGATTTGTGGGACGCAATGGAAAATGATTGTTTGCGTTGGCTCGAATTATGGTGGCGTCATTTTGAAGCAATCGGAAATGATTTTGTTATGACATCGCCAATGCAGATAACAAGAATAAAAGAATCAAGCAACGATCGGTTATTGGGTTTAAAAGTCACATTGGGTTTTAACTTTTTCAGATATTGCAACATTGACGCATAAAAAATGAATTTACAACCAATCAACAACATTGCAACACAAATACAAATCATTTTAGGTTTGGAATTGTTGGCGTTAAAACGTAACGCGTCGGGTGCGTTGACAAATTCTTTGTCACATCAAATCACACCATCGGGTGAATTCGGTTTCAATATGCAAATTATGGGATTGGATTATTGGCGCGTTGTTGAATATGGAGTAAACGCAAACAACATTCCGTTTGACGCAACAACACGATCGGGTGCGCAAAATTCACAATATATCGCGGGATTAATGAAATGGATTCAAGACAAAGGGATTTCAAGTGACAACGACGTGATTCGTGGAATGGCGTTCGCAATTGCAACAAAACAAACGGCAACATCACGTGGTGGTTTTGGTTTAGGAAATCCAATCGACAAACAAAAATTGGGATTCGTTAGAAAATCACAACCAAAGATCAACAAAGAATTGGAAAAAATAACACAAATTTATCAATCGGAAGTTGTCAAAATAATTGGTGACACATTCCAACCAAACATTCAAATTATTATTTAATATGGCAATTATAATTCAACGAAAACCAAATGGAAATTATTTAACATCAACATTAGTCCCATTAGTTTTTCAAGTATTTGAAAACACGGCGGACACAACAAACATTGTTGCGCGTTGTTACAAAATAGATCAAAACACGGGTGTTCAAACTACATTGGGCGGAAAATTTAGGTTGGCAAATGTCCCGAATGTAAATTACACATACCAATTTGACGCGTCCGAAGTGTTCAACAATTTGACAAAATACACGTTGTTTAATATGCCGAACAATCAACAATTGGGAAGCAATAGTGGCGCGCCGAATTTATATAAAGTTTGGAAGGACGTAGCGTCATTTAATGTGATTGTTAAATTTCAACGTGAATATTTAGACGCAACAACGGGATTGATTGTTTTAGATCCAACCGAAGTTGAATCAAACCGATTTTATGTCCACGAAGGCGTCCCCGATCGTAGATGGTTGACACAACAAGTTCGATCGAATGGAACGGGCGGATCAATATTCGATTTTTTTCAATTCAAATATGAATCCGACGTTAGACGCAAAAGGTGGTTCACAAATTATCCAATCAAAAAAAATGGGAACGAATATCAAAGTTTTGTCAACATTCACGAAGACGAACAATATATGTTAATGTTTTACGGCAATCAACAAGGCGCGGGGGAAATAAGAATTCGGACATATGATAGAATTAACGGCGAGGGCGCAACATTGGGAACACACACAATCACAACAACATCAAGTGAAAAAAATGTTGCAACAACGTGTGTTGGATTTCGTGACATTGTTAATGGATTTACGGCAAATGTTGGAACGGAAGGTGCAAATTTTGCAAATGTCAAATCTTATGTGGTTGATTATTTAGTGAACGCGGGGGGTGGGATTTCTACATTAATGGCGACGGAATATGTTTTTAATGTTGATCGCGGTTGTTTAAAAAACAAAGGATATTTAAGATTTTGTTTCAAAAATTCAATGGGCGGTTATGATATGGTTTCGTCATTGGGAAAATATAAAGAAGGAACAAAAAACAAATTTCAAAATTTTGAACAAACATTGGGATATGATAATTGGCACGAACCAATGTC